ACACCAACTAATGCTGTACCTGAAGCGATTGCAGTTGTAGGAATAACTGGTATTCCCCAAATGCTAGGTGTAACACCACCATTGAACATACCTGCTCCAACAAAGAGTGGAGATTTTTCGGTATATCCTGCTGATGACGTACCTGCAAAATCGCTAGATACTGCTGTTACAACATCATTCCAATCGCTTGGGTGTAGAAGTATTGCGTCTGGCTCTAAGAAAGCGTCTTTACGTATTTCAGTAATTGCTTGATAGATTTGACCAATTCTTCCTAAGTTACCTGCATAAGATGAGAAGTCAAAAGTGTTGATACCGGATTTTTTTAATACACCTGTAATATTTGGTGCTGTACCATTTCCGTTTAACAATTCTGAATCTAATCTCAACTGCAACATAGTTCTTAATCTTGAATCAAGATATCCTTGAACTGTTGTTACGTCTGCAAGTAGTTCCTCAGTTACAGGAATAGAAACACCAAATTTTCTGATGTTCTCTGTTCTTTCAGTGAATGCCAATGCGGATTCTCCGAAAGCAGCAGCTTCTGCAACTTCAGCAGCGTTGTTTGTGAATGTAGTTTCTTCAAGATACTTGTATTGATATTGGTCAGTTGTTAATACTGAGAACAAATCAATAACAGCATTTGGATTCCTTAAAGCAGTAGGATAAATTAAATCACTTCTTACTACTTTTGGTGGATATGCTGATGCTTCGTCCATAAGTTTTTTCTTTTCAACTAATGGATTCCACTTGATTTCTGAATTTACATTCAATTGACCTTTTTCGACATATTGTTTATATGCTTCTGTGTCAAGAATTTCTTCGTCCAATGTTCTTGGACCTACTGACTTTTCTTCGTGAATAGGAAGTGTAACAACTTTAGCTTCAGCTTCTTGTTGTGCTTCCATATCTTTCACTTGCTTTTCAAATGCTTGTTGCTCTTTGATTTCTTTAGCAAGAACTTCCATTTCCTCATTACGCTTTGCCCATGCTTCTTTTTGGTCTGCGTCAAGTTGAGAAAACTCTGTTGATTTTGCTTCAGCTAATGCTGATTCACGCAAGTCAGTGAGTTTTTGAATTTTATCTTTTAAACTCATTTACTCATCTCCTATTTCTATATCAACTGTTTCAGCTAATATTCTACTTGTTTCTGCATAGATTTCATCACTATTGTCATCTACCTCAACTTCTTCTGTACCAACAAACAATAATGTATCAATATCTTGATGTATTGCTTGTATAGTATCTTGAAGTTCAGTTAGTGCTTCAACTGATGTATCACTAAGCAGTTTATTTTTACTTAATCGCAAAGAGGTAAGCTCTTTTGCTCTTTTGTTTAGTGCAACTAACTTGATAAGCAAGTCCGTTACTTCATCTACAAATCTTGTTCCTTTTTCGGTAGTTTCTACTGTGTCAGACATACGAATCTCATCTTCAGCACCTTTGCTACCGACTTCATCTTCATTTTGTTCTTTTACAGCTAATGTGTAAGTGTTTTGATTAGCACCTACTAATACAGGACTTACTTCCCATACTTTAACATCTTTCAAGTATCTTACTTCTTGTTCAATGCCGTCTTTTGTAAACATACCTTTTTCACTATCTAATACTTCATAACCGAAAGACCATTGTTGTAAATCTCCCATTTCTTTTACTGTATTAAATGCTTCTCTACCTCTTTCAGTTGTCATATTGAATTGACCTTTAAATACTGCTTTATCGTCATCTTGTTCTATTCGACCACGACCTATAACATCTTTCCAATCGTGTGCCCATACCATAGCTACACCTTTATCTCCGTAACCACTACGTATTGACTTTGGCTCAACTACATCTCCGTCAGAATCAATTTCATTAAATACTGAAAAAACTGCTTCAACTTTTCCCTCAACTTCATTTGTTGTGAGAAACTTTACTTCTTTAAATTCTTTGCTCATATCCCTCTTTTTTCATGATACTCTAACCAACATCTACAATTTATAGTTAAGTTCGCAGGTGCACCATTTGAGTAATCTCCCGGATAGCTCAACTTGAAACCATTGTAATCAAACAATTTGTTTTCGTCTATCTCTGTTCCACTTAATGATACGTGTGCGTCCCTAACTAATTCATCTTGTGATGTTGTCCATTCTTTAGTATATAGTAATCCTGTTGCTTCTGCACCTATTTGACGTCCATAATTTGCAAGTGCTGTTGATTCAGTTTTAGCAATCATTAATCCACGATTTAAGTTAGCTTTGCTTAATGTTCCTCTTACACTATTTGCAACATAATCAGTTAGGTCTTTGCCCATAAGTCCTTTAGACAATCCCTCATCATAGCTTTTCCTAAAAGCACGACTAAATCTATCCTTACTTGTTTTAGCCATGTTAGGTAAGCTACTTGTAATCCTATCACTTGTGTATGCAATAGCTTCTCTGTTGTATTTCAGATTACCTACAGGAAGTTGTCCATTTCCTTGACGTGCAGGATTGAAACCATTGTTTACAATATCTTCTTTGTTCTTTCTTTGTTGTATCTTCTCATAACTAAATTGTCCATTAACAAAATTTTCAGGAAGCAATAACTCTGCTTGATAATAAGCGAAGTCAGTAAGCATAGATAAGTAATATCCTGTTAAATCATTTATCCAAGACTTAGTGTTTTCATCTATGTATGTATTAACTGCAATTGGTGTTGTAAAAATGTTAGAAGCACTTCTTATGATTTGTTCTTGTATTCCTCTGTTTTGTTTATTTAGTAAATCTACGTAAAGTCTGTTAAATGCAAATATCCAACTATCTTGTAATGCAAAGTGATTCTTCTCTAACAGTTCTTTAACTTCAGGACTTCTAAATCTGTTTGTTCTAAAATCCCATGTTTCTTCTCTGAGTTTGTTTCTTCTTTTGACTAACTCTATAGCTGTTTCTTGTTTCTCATCTCTCTTGTTCATAGCACGAACTAACTTCTGCGACCAAGTTTTTCCTGCTTCTCCACCCCATAGAGCCCAAGCTATTCTACCATTACTTGGATAGCCGTCATCACTTGGCGACCAACCTTGACCTTGCTTGTCCACTTCATGTCTAGGGAAGTATTTAGCTATGTGTCTTACTTTCTCTGGTCCAGCAGTTGTATTATTTAAAATATATCTTGCAGAGTTTAATCCTACGTTAGTTCCACCACGACCATATTCTTTTCTCCACTCTAATCCTCTTTTTGCTTCTTCTTTAGCACCTTTAGGTATAGTGAAGTTTAAGTCATCATACTTGCCCATTAACTAAATCTTTCTATTTGCCTTAATCTTTCCTCTGCCTGTTCTCTAGTTGGATAACAACCTAGCTTCTTACCTGTTTCACTAAACACACAATAGTTATCATCTTGTTTCATGATAATCTTGCCCTCAATGTTTTTTTGTTCTTCATCATCTTCTGTAACAGGTGCTTCATAATTCATTTCGTTACTATGTGATTCTTGTATTTCATCTGCATACATTACGTGTGCATTGTTAGGCATATAGTAATAATTTAGTTTTTCATCATAAGGTAATCCTGCGTATTCTCTTGCTTCTGCAACAGTTATCCAACCACCTTGAACACCAACATTCATACGATTGTATGTTGCGTCTAAGTCTTGTTGTAATGCCCTTACTGATGAAAAGTCATATTCTGCATACATACCTTTCTCTGATTCATAATCTCTAAGTAATACTTGTTGTGTCATTTCTTCTCCAACCATTTTCCAAAGAGGTATGAGTTTTTGTTCAGTAAAAAATTCTCTAAGTTCTTTAGCATTTGAATAAGTAGCATTCTCTAATCCTGCACCTAATCCTGCTAAGATTGCAGGAACACCAAGTACTGCTGATATTCTTTGTTCAGGTACATGTCTAAGTGTTCCTATGTCTAACTCTGTAGGACTAAAAGCCATTTTCTTTACGTCCATACTTCCTGACATAACCAAAGGCATTCCTTTTTTGCTTCCACTTACTTTTTGTTGATATGTTCTTGCTATTTGTTCTGCTTCATCAGGTGTTGGTCCAATACTATCCTTAGGAGTAATCATCACACTAGGAACACCACTGTTTGCTAAAAGAGCAGTAGCCATTTGACCTGCTGATTCATCTCCGTAGATTTCTCTGAGTACAGAACGTAAAGGACTAAATCCTCTTTTATGGTCTGTTGGATTTAATCCCATTCTTAGATGTACTAAGTCTTGTTGTTGTATCAGTACAGTTTTATTCTTGATTTCATATTCGTAATGTGTAATCAGTTCATCATCATTTCCTTTAGGTGCAACTCTTTCAGGCATTAAAGGATATAGTGCAATCAATTCTCCTGCTTCATTTCTTTGCTTTAATAAATATGCGTCTCCTGATACGTGCATAGCATTAATGATATATTGCTGAATTAAATCTCCTGACATAAATGGATTAGGTCTACGCATTAACAATGCAAATGGGTGGTTGTTTATTTTATATGTTTCATCTTGTTGCATATCATAAACTGTAAGATGAGCTTCACTAAATGATATACCTAATAAGTTTAGACAAGCAACGACTACGCTGTTAGATGAGCCATTACCTATTGACTTTACATCAAACTTACCTGCGTCTGTATTCCAACCTTGAATAAATGAATTAGCATTGTATAAAAAATCATCATCTCTAAAGAAGTTATATCTTTTTCTTTCATCTTGGTAAGTTACACCACGATTTAATATTCTATCTATAAAACTACGTTGTTCTGCCATTATGGTCCAATCTATGCCCTAGGTGGAATGCTGAACACACCCAAAGGAACACTCCACCTTGAGCAATCCTCTATGTGTTCTTTAATAAGCAATATACTCCTGCTTTCTTGCTGTCTGTAAAACTGCATAAGCCAATGCGTCCACTTGGTCATCATGTTCTCCTGCAGGAAATTGTAGCAGTTCTTTCTCTAATTCAGAGTACCAATCTGCATTTTTCCTGAAGAACACTTGTCCACTTTCCATTTTAGCAGTTAAAGGTAAGGCACGTGATAGTTTATCTTTATCAGCACGTAACTCTCTAATTGGTAATCCTGTTTGTGTTCTTAGTATTTGAATGAATGCTAACTGATATCCTGCACGTTCTACACCTATGATACTTGGTCTATACTTCTCATAAATGTTTTCAAGCAGTTCTATAATCTTTGGTGCTTCTATTCTTCTTCTTGTAATATCCAATACAAAAATTTCATTATCTTTGGATAGTCCGATAGTGCAGACGACTGTATAGTCAGCAGACTCTTTTGTCGAAGTTGCCAAGTCCACTGTTGTAATAATCTGCAAGTCATCTTGACGTATCGTCTTGTCATTAAAAACCAACGTTCCATATTCTTCCTCGTTTCCCTCTTCATTATAATCAACAATGCTTGATTCTTTATAATACCTAAAATATTCAGGATGTATAAGACCACCTTTAGCTTCTACAAATTCAGCTAAGTATTCTTGACTAAATAAGAAACTACCTACTTCTTGCTTAGCAATCTCTAATTCTTCATGTGGAACAAATGGATTAGTGTATGTTGATAGTTGCCAACGTTCCCAATCTTCTTGATTTTCTGCTTCATCATACAACCTTTGAAACCAATTATATCCCTTAGGAGTTGAGATAAACAATGCACCACCTTGACGTTCAGTTAGTGTAGGACGTAGTACTTCTTTCCAAGTAGCTTCTTTAATATAGGCACACTCATCAAGCACAATAAAGTCAAGACCTGCACCTCTTAATCTATCAGGATTATCTGCTGTTCTTACAGTTACATAACCACCTGTTGGCGTGTATAAAGTTTTATCTCCCTCTTTGATTGTTACACCATAATCTTTGCCTAGTGTTCTTATTTCTTTCCAACCCTCATTAGCCATACTGTATGTTGGTGCAACCCACCATGTTTTCTTGCCTTGCATAGCTTTAGCAATACACAACCATACACCTAATCTTGTTTTTCCCCACCTACGTCCTGCAACCAATACCTTAAATCTTGCTGAACTACTAGCTACACCAAGCTGACCACTATGTAAAGTAGGCAACAATACTTTGTATGGTATTTTGCCTGTTACTTCTCTAAGGTTGGATTCCATAATCGCCGTCCTCTGTGTTCATTAAAATAGCAATTAGTAAATCAAATATGTCTGATTCTGTTGGTACAACTAGATAAGCACCGAACATCATATCTTGTGGTGGTGGTGCAATGTATTCAAAGTTATCATCAATGATTTGTGCAAATATTGCATTGACTTCTTCTTCACTCATCTTCTTTTTCCTTTTTTTTATCGGACATTTCGGAAGCAACTTCTTCTCCCTCAATAAACTGATTTCCGTCAGACCAATGTAGGATAACATCAAAGTCATTTGATTGTTGTTGTAATGCTAAGTAATCCCTGCGTCCAAATCTTTCAGGATATTTACGTTCTAATATCCAAGCACTTGCCTGCCAACTTCCATTGTTTGCAGAGTTCTGTATGTTAATAAGGTTTCTAATAACGGATTGTGCTTCTGATTGGTTAATATCTTTCCACCTATCAGCGTATGGTTGTATTCCTTGTTCTGCTAAATCTCTCCACCTGCGATATTGCCTACTGCTTATTCCTGCGAATACACAAGCGTCCTCAATATATGCACCAACACTTATTGCTTGGTTAAGTCTTTGCCATACTGATTCATCTTGGAATTTATGGCGAATTTTATTGTCTG